TCATCTAATTTTGGATTAAATACACAATCAGGACCATTATATTGTTGGTATAATAATGAATCTCTCTGTTTTTCTGTTAGTAATATTGCTATACTCATATTTTTTTAATTATTGTCTTCCTAATATTGTTTCATATTGTTTTACAATTGTATATAATGTGAATGATTCCGTAGTTGTAAGTCCTTTTCCAATAGCTGCAAAACCACACCATAGATTTGTATAATTACCTGCATTTCCATTTCCATTTTCTGCTCCAATAAATAAATTATTAGTTGTAGGAGTTATTGATGTTGCACTTGCCGAATAAAATGAATTACCATCAATATAATAATTAAAACTAGCGCTACCTGTTCTGCTAACACCAAAGAAACCTTTTTTAAAATTATTGTCTAATAAACTATATGTTCCGTCAAAATTATCATTTACTTTTGAAAAATTGTTACCATAATTACTAAATGGTGTATGTAGACTTATATTGTTTGCTCCCATAGTAACTGCTATACCATTAACTGTTTTACCTCCTGTTGCATAATACCACAGAGATACACTATTTTGTGAAAGATCGGTACTACTTGCAGATAAAAATGTGTTAGCGTATCCACTTGTGCCATCAAAGATACTCCCAGTACTATTATGAGTTACCCCTGAGTAAAAAGATAATCTATATGCGGCATTAGAATCTACTGGGTTTTTTAAGTTATACATGTGGGATCCTGAAGTTCCTCCTATCATCGGGTAAACTGCTACTAACTTGTCGTATAAACCTGTTGATATTAAATTACTAGATAAATATGATACAGCCCTCAAATGAGTTTTATTTGTTAATTTTGTTGCTGTTATAAAATTACTAGTTGTTGCATTTATAGGGGCTGCATTTTCATATACTGCCATATATTTATTTTATTTTTATTATTAAGAAAAACTTGAACTTACATATCTAGATCCATTCCATATGTATAAGAAGCTACCGCTAAAATATGCTGAACCTGTTGGTTTAGGTGATATTGAAGAAGCTGTTAATGGAAGTACAAAAGTAGAACTTGTAGCCATACTTAGTAATCCTGTTATATAAATCCCGCTACCGCTTTTTTGTAATACCTTAGTATTTGGTCCTTCATACATATTTACTATCCAGTCGGAAGTAGCTTCTATAATCGTTATGCCATTTATATCATTTACTTGGTAAATAGAACCTGATATTACATCGTTAATTATAAATTGTGATCCTATTGCTGAAGAACCAAAATCTACTATATTATTAACAGCACTACTTGAAAAAGAACCTGTAAAAGTAGGATTTACTCTTAATGCTGTTTGTGTTTGTGATGAAGTAGTATTAGTGAATGTTGGAGCTATTAGCATTCCATATATTGCGGCCCCTACAATAGCTGATTGTGATAAAGATTGACTTATATAGTTTGCTGCTGATCCTGTTGGAAGTACTACCGCTCTGCTACCCGAAGTTACTACTTGAAGTGAGCCTGATATTACTGCTGTTCCTTGATATGGAAATGTAGTTGGTATACCTCCTAATAAAGTTGATGCTGTAGTTGCATAAGAAGCAGTTCCAAATAATGAACCAGTCATATAAACTGCACTGCCGCTCTTTTTAAATATTATATTTGAAGGTCCTTCGTACATATTTACTACCCAATCTGAGGTAGCTTCTATAATTGGGATACCTACAGAGTCGTTTACTTGATAGATTGATCCTGATGTTACATCGTTAATTATAAATTGTGTGCCTACAGTAGATGTTCCGAAGTCTACTATATTATTAGTAGCACTACTTGAAAAAGATCCTGTAAAAGTAGGATTTATTTTTAATGCTGTTTGAGTTTGAGAGCTAGTTGTGTTTGTAAATGTTGGGGATATCGATAATCCATAAATAGTTGCTCCTACAGTTGCTGACTGCGATAGTGATTGGCTTATGTAGTTCGCTGCTTGACTAGCAGATATAATTACTCCTCTACTACCCGAAGTTACTACTTGTAAAGACCCTGATATGATAGCATTTCCTGTAAAAGGGAATGCAGCACTAGTACCACCCGCTAATGCAGCAGCAACAGTAGCATAAGATGCTGTAGTTGCATAAGATGCAGTTCCTTGTAAAGAACCTGTCATATAAACTGCACTACCGCTTTTTTTAAAAACTACAGTAGCAGGTCCTTCGTACATATTTACTACCCAATCTGAGGTAGCTTCTATAATTGGCACACCTATTGAATCGTTTACTTGATATATTGAACCAGAAGTTACATCATTGATTATAAACTGTGATCCGATTGTGGAGGTGCCAAAATCAACTACGTTATTAGTAGCACTACTTGAAAAAGATCCTGTAAAAGTTGGATTTACTCTTAATGCTGTTTGTGTTTGAGAGCTTGTTGTGTTTGTAAATGAAGGCGCTATATTTAAACCGTAAATAGTTGCCCCTACAATAGCTGATTGTGATAGAGATTGACTTATGTAATTTGCTGCTTGACTAGCTGAAATTACCACAGCTCTACTTCCTGAAGTTACTATTTGAAGTGATCCTGATATTACTGCGGTTCCTGTGAAAGGAAATGGGTTTCCACCTGCACCTGCTGCTGCGTATGAAACTGTACCATCAGTAGTGTTGTAATATAGAGCATTAGCGGTAGATGAGTTTGGTATACTATTTAATGCTACACTACCTGTTATTTTTAAACTGCCACTAACAGTTAATGATCCTGTTACTGTAGAGTCTGATGATGCTATTAAACCTTTCCGTGCTATAAATTCATTTGCCATATATTGTACCTCAGTTCAATATCCCTAAGGTGCGGTTTTTAATAAATATGTAGTTTTTTTGTTTTTTACATAAATGTTACTAATGTTTTAAATAACCATGCTGCTGCATTAGGGTTTGTGAAGTCTAATGACACACTGCTTCCTACTAAAGTTACTGAAGGAGTTATAGCACTTGTTGATCCAATATCTAAAGTTGAAAAATCTGTATACTGTACGCTTGAACCATTCCATACCGCCATTACTTGTCCTGATCTAGCATTAGAACCTGAGGATATTGTATATTTACAGAATAAAGAAGTAAATGATCCTGTGGCTCTAGTTACTATATTAACTTGTGGTGTTGCATTAGAAGGTATATTATTATTTACTTCTAAAGTTCCTCCTATACTTAAATTATTAGCGTAAGATGCAGTAGCAGCATAAGATGCAGATGTTGCTACTGAAGCTGACACAGCATTTAAAACATAAGAAGCTGTTAATGCATAAGATGAACTAGTTGCTGTAGATGATGTAGCGGCATAGGATGCAGATACAGCATTTAAAACATAAGATGCAGTTTGGGCTGTAGTTACTGTTCCTAGTAAGAAAGAAGATGTAATGGCATAGCTAGAACTAGTTGCTATTGATGCTGTAACTGCGTAAGATGCTGATATAGCATTTGATATTAAACCTGATCCTGAATGGTAAGATGCAGATACAGCATTTAAAACATAAGAAGCTGTTTGAGCTGTGGTTACTGTTCCTAGTAAAAAGGAGGCTGTTAATGCATAAGATGCTGTTGTTGAGTTACTTGCTGTTCCTAATAGAAAAGAAGCAGTAGTAGCATTTAATGAATATGATGAACTAAGTACATAAGAAGAAGATACAGCATTTAAAACATAAGAAGCTGTCTGTGCTGTGGTTACTGTTCCTAGTAGAAATGAAGCTGTTGCCGCATAAGAAGAACTAGTTGCTATTGATGCAGTAGCTGCATATGATGCAGAAGTAGCATTAGTAGCGTTATTTACTGTTCCTAATAAGAAAGAAGCAGTTTGTGCATAAGAAGAACTAGTTGCTATTGATGCAGTAGCTGCATATGATGCAGAAGTAGCATTAGTAGCGTTATTTACTGTTCCTAATAAGAAAGAAGCAGTTTGTGCATAAGATGCAGATATAGCATTTAGAACATAAGATGCTGTTTGAGCCGTGATTACATAAGATGAAGTTACAGCATAGCTAGAACTAATCGCTATTGAGGCAGTTGCCGCATAAGATGCTGATATAACAGTTAAAGCATAAGAAGCAGAAGTTGAATTAATAGCATAGCTAGAACTAGTCGCTATTGATGCAGTAGCTGCGTAAGACGCAGATGTAGCATTAGTAGCAAATCCTATAGTTCCTAGTAAAAATGAAGCTGTAGTAGCATAGCTAGAACTAATTGCTAATGATGCTGTTAAAGCATAAGAGGCAGTTGTTGCTGTTGAAGCATTACCTGTAACATCAGCTGTAACCGTACTTGAGTTATACCATTTTTGAGTACTAGAATTATAAACTAATAACTGATTATTAGTTGGGTTTGATAAAGCTACATCTGATAGTGTTGATAATGCCATAGATGCTATAGTTCCGCCACCCCCTGATTGCCCTCCAACAGATCTAAATAATCCCCCAGGTATGATTTGATATGATGCTGCATTATTAAAATTTCCATTTTCTTTAATAAGTATAGCACCTAAATATATAGCATTTGCTGCTGTATTTGGTGCTTCTGTGAATGATTCTACTTGTATACCTGTAAAAGCTGTGTCCGAATTAGTGTATGTAGAATTTCCATAATAAACAACTATTGCTTTTGTTGTAGAATTTGGAAACCAAAACACTCTTTGTATTGACCATCTATTATTTGGTACCCTAGTTAATGCTCCATTATTAGAATATTGAGTAGGGTCTATACTACCAGTTCCTGCTCCATTATTGGTTTCATATCTCCATTGAGATCCTGATTGATAATATCTGAATATTTTTGATACTGTAGTTCCAGGATCTGTTACGTATGATGGATTATCTGGGTTTGATGGGTAATTAGCACCATCGGCAAATGCAGTACCACTAGATACTGTTAATCCTAAATCAGAGGATCCACTTGGAGCTAAAGCAAAACCTGATAATTTTAATTGGCCAAAGGCTTTAATAAAAGTACTAGACCTTTGTTTATATCCGTAAGCTAAAGAAGGTTGTGTTTTTACTCCATTAATTGTTGAATGGTTCTGATGTAGAACAACCCCAATAGGTATTAATGAGTCGTTTTGGGAATTTGTAAATGTAGTTCCTTGTGCAGCTATAGTTCCGTTTGATTGTACTCCTACAAATTGTTGGTCATATGAACCGCTAAATTCGTCTATACTTTTAGATAAATTATCCCAATTGAGATATTGTATTGTAGGAAATGGATTGGATGATGTGGAAGCATTTAAATTTACTATAATTCCACTACCACTAGATATTGTGTATACTGTAGACGATGATGATCCTATAATACCACCATTTAATAATCCTGTATATAGATTACCCTCTAACCATCTAAGTCTAGTTACGTTATTATATCCTGATCCATTTTGACTAAAATATAAGTCATTAGTAGATCCAGAGACATAAATATACGATGCTGATATAGCAGTGTTTATATTTGTGTTTACTGGTTCAAATTGTATATACCCGTGCTGTTTGGTATCCCCATATATTTGAATTGATGGTGTAGTGCTTCCTTGGGATCCCGATATTATAATACTTCCTGATAAAGTAGTATTTCCTAATAAATTATTATTACCTATTTGAGTAGTAGATCCGGATATATTAACACTACCTGTAACAGTAAACTGAGAGTTAGAAAATGTTGAAGATCCGCTAACTACTAGACTTCCACTTATTGTTTGATTTCCTACAAATGTATTAGAACCTGTAGTAGCAAATATTGTAGAGGATGTATTATTTAATAAAGTACTATTACTTGCAATTATTGCATAAGAAGCAGTAGTAGCATAAGAAGAAGATATTGAGTTTTTAACGTAGGAAGCAGTAGTAGCGTAAGAGGAACTTAAACTGTAAGAAGATGATACAGCATTTAAAACATAAGAAGCTGTTTGAGCTGTAGCCGCATAAGAAGATGTTGCTGAGTAGGATGAACTTAAACTATAAGAAGATGATATAGCATTTAAAACATAAGAAGCAGTTTGAGCATAAGATGAACTTATTGCTAATGATGATGTACCTAGTAGGGATCCGGTAAAAGATCCGGTAAAAGAGCCTGTATTTGTTGTAGTGGGGTTAAATCCTATTAAGTAAGATGCTGATACAGCATTTAAAACATAGCTAGCAGTTGTTGCATATGATGAACTTATTGCTGCTGAGGAAGTACCTAGTAATGAACCTGTAAAAGATCCGGTAAAAGATCCGGTATTTGTGGATGTTGGATTAAATCCTACAAGATAAGATGCAGATAATGCAGTTAAGGCATAACTAGAACTTATTGATGTTGATGAAGTACCAAATAAAGATCCTGTAAATGAACCAGTAAAAGAACCTGTAAATGCTCCTATTTTTACTGTAGTAATATCAAAACCAACAAGATATGAGGCAGTTGCAGCATTTATTACATAAGAAGCTGTACCTAATAAAGAACCGGTAAATGATCCTGTAAAAGATCCGGTATTTGTGGATGTTGGATTAAATCCTACAAGATAAGATGCAGATATTGCGTTATTTGCATAAGATGCACTACCAAATAATGACCCTGTAATACCTTGATTTACTTTTAAACTACCACTAATTTCAAGAGAACCTGTTATATTATGTTGATTATTGGGATTTAATTCAAGTTTTCTATATAAATCACTATTTGGACCACCTACAAAAAATTGTATAGGTTTGTCTGGGGTTGTATTTCCTATATGAAGATGACTACCAGTAGTATATAGATAAGCATCATTTGGGCCTCCAATAAATCCACTATTATAGCCAGCTCCATTAATACCCATGTCTATGTAGTTACCAAACTCATTTCCGTTATTTGCAGTAGCAACTATATCTGATGAAGCATTAACACCATTGTTTGTATTGAATATATTTAGTTGAGCATAGTTATCAAGATTCGCTTTTCCTGATATTATATTAATTGATTGTCTATTTGATTGATATACAAGTAGTGCTTCTGGATTTGCTTGTGTATAATTGATATCATTTATAGCAATAGTAGTATCTACTTGAGATATAAAACTACTGCTTAATAGTGTACTACTACTAAAAAATGGTATGTAATTAATAGCTCCTCCTAAAACATTCAATGCTGTTTTAGCAAAAGAAGCAGATATACTACCTGTACTTATAGTATTCCAGGATTTACTCCCAGAATCATATATGGGAACATATCCATCTTTTTGATCCTTTATATTAAGTTCTATTGGTTTCCTTCCTACTAACTTTGCCATATTTAGTTATTTGCATTTTCAAGTACAGATAAGACTACGTCTAATGTGCTACCTGAATTTGTTGTCATTATAAATTGGTCATATCTCTCTAAAACTAATTTACCTGATAGTGGGTTTAGTGATTCATTTGGTGGTATTATTGCATCTTTTATTAGGGCTATTTGACTATTAGAACCACTTCTTTGTACTAAAACAGTTACAGATTTGTTAGTATCTACTATATTAGTTATTTGAGTAGATAGTACAATAGTAGACACGTCAATGCTTGACGAGTATATAAGGTTACTGCCACTCACTAAGTTTTGAGATAATAATCTAAATTTATTTAAAGGTATATTACTTATTGCCATTTTTATATTTTATACGGTTTCTAAAGCTAAATTTATTGGTGTTATTTGAGCAGTTATTGCTCTATAAAAAGTTCTACCTTCTATAGTTCCTGTTGATTGTCTGATTATAAAATCATTACCTTGGTACTGGTCTCCGGTTTCATCTCCTGCTGTATAGTATACTCTACCGTTATTTTCTTGATATACTCTTAAATCAAGATTTGTCTTTCCTACGCCTCCTTGATTATTAGGTAATGCTAAAAAGTTTACTCCTGATCCTGCATAAGAAAAATCATGAGAAGTTGATGTAATTAACGATCCAAATTCTGTTAATAAATCTGCTCCTGATTGGTTTATTACTACTCTTTGAATAGTATCTTTTAGCATATTTAATAACTGACTTACTTTTTGCTTAGTCGTTGTTGGAACAGAACTAAATAAATTATCAGGGTCGTTTTGAATATAATAGTTTATTTTATCATATGATAATATATAATCTCTAGCCATATCAAATCCATCGTTTATTCTAAAAGCAGTAACTGCTCCTTTTGAAAAACCGGGTTGGATAGGTAGTGTTCTAACTTTACCTACTGTAGTATCTTGCCCTAGAAATTGACCTGCCCCAAATTGAGCTACTCTGACTACTGCTGGTGATAATAAATCATCTGTAATACATTTTACTAGTAATGTAGCATCTTTAAGGGTTGCTGTTCTTATTGCCCCAGATTGATAAGAACTAGTATATTGAGTTGATCCGCTAATAGCTAGTTCTGTTATCATATAATTAGTTATCGATCCTGTATTAGCTAGTATTAGCGCTGAGGATACAACATCAACATAAGACGCGCTAGTTACTAAAGCAGTATTTGGATTTACTAATATTCTTGAGCCGCTAGATCTTAAACCAAAATCTCCAAATGTAGTATTAGAGTTTAATAATGAACAATGCCCACCATCTTTAGCATATACACCTACTCTAGAAAAGTTTGTAAAAAATGATACCATCTGTCCATAACCTCTACCTCTTGCACAAACTCCTATTCCATTAAATGCAACTTGAGTATATGAATCCACAATCATAGAATGCAGAGGACTATATGGATCAAGTACTGAATCATCAATTAACATACCACCAGGACCATTTCCTACTAAAGGATTTGCAGAAGCCGAATCCAATGGTGTGTAAAATTTATCAGGAGGAGTTCTTATTGCAGAACAGTTTTGAATGTATGGAGAAGTTGCTATATAGGCTCCTGGTTGATAAGCAAAAAAGAATCCATTTTTAGGATCTTCTAAATTATCTATAGTGCATCCTTCTAGCCTTAAACCAAAAGCATAACTACCATTATTCATTAAGAATAAATTAGATCCTGATGTAGCATTTGAAGGTCTAACTACAACAGATCTAAGATCGTCACCTAATATAGATACATTATTAGCTATTACTATAGGCGCTTCTTCTACATAATACCCTGTTTTTACTCTTATAGTTGTTCTATACGGCAAAGTAGGAGTATTTCCGTTAGCCACAATACTTTGAGAAGCAGCTAAAGCCGCAGCTTTTATTGTTCTAAATGCAGTCCCAATTGATTTACCATTATTACTATCATTACCTTGTTCTGTAACATAAAAAACTTTATCTAAAAAATCATTAGTTACTTGTATATTAGTAAGAGCGCTTCCGTCTCCTTTAAAATAAGATGCAGTAACTGCATTAGTTACATTAAGACTACCAGTAATTACAGCAGAGCCACTAAATGGAAATGCTTTTAATTGTTTAGATTTTAATATTGTTGTCATATTTTAAGCAAATTTACCTATTGCAACTACTTCATCGTCAGTTGATAATTCAAAACCTAATGTACTTGCATTAATAACTAAATTAGATCCATCAAAAGATATTATATTACCTATAGGTATATATTGTCCGTTTATAAAATAAGAAAAACTAGTTTTATCAGTAGGAGGAATATTTGCTCCATCAGGGGGTTGTAAAAAAGAACCTCCTGTAAAAGTTGATTGATTAGGAACAGTTATTATATCTGCTACTTTAGTTTTATTTGTTGCAAAAAATGAGTTTACATCTAATGACATTTGCGAAAAAGTTTTTACTCCAATAATTGTTTGACCATCTGCTGCTATAATATTTGCTAGTTTTCTAATTGGCATTATTGGTGCTGATTGAACTCCATTAGAAACTTCTAAACCAAATACTATTTGAGCAGCGCTAAATTGTTTTGTGGCATTTGCCATTTTTTTATTAATGCTATCTGGGATTAAATATCCGTTTAGCGTAATATTAAAGCTACATTTAACAGCTCTTTCATCACCAACTCCATAAGATATTTCATCTGTAAAAGTTTCTATTGAACTATAAAATTGAAACTTACTAGGATCTCCCCAATAAGATCTAGAAGCAAAATTAAGAGCTTCTATTAATTTATCCATTTGTTCAACAAAATAAGTCCAAACAGTACAAGAATATTCTACTGTTACATAGTCAGGTATTACTGATACTATAAACTCTTTTTCTTTACTTCTACTAGTTAATAAATTAAAGTTACTATAAATATTTCTTTTAGAGTATTTTTTTTCAAATAATTGTACATTTTTTACATTATTACCATCTAATTTATTTCCTAAAGTTCTATTTTGAGTAACTGAATTTCTTTTAAATACTAATAAAGGTGCCATTAATTTGCCATCTTTATCTCTATAATAACCGTCTACTTGAGCACTTTTCCAGTTTTCAGGATTGGCATATAATATAGGAACTTCAATTTTTGTATTATTTTGTATCACAGATAATTTTAAAACCTCTTTAAAATAATACATTACAGCTTCATCAATATCTTTTATACCTATATAAAAGTCTTTATCAGTGTCTTTTTTAGATGAAATCTCTAAAGCTCTATTATTTTCTGGTTGCCCTGCTTTTTTTGGTTCAGAAAATATAGCATTAGGATTACCATACTTATTATCATATGGCTCAACTAAAGAATTCATAAATTCTTTTCTATTTTGAGGTCTTGTTTTTTGATTCATTATAATCTGTTTTTATCAATTCCAAGAGCTTCTTGACTAGATAAGTGTGTAGTTAATACTACAGAATATGAACTACCAAAATTTTCTAATCCATTTTCATAAACAAAATCATTATCTCTACCTAATATTAACTGATTTTCATTTACATTATCTACATGATAATATCCTTCATTATACATAACAACATCGCCTATTTCAGGTACAACATTAGCTTGTACTAAATGATATTTTAAAAATCTAAATGATACATCTCTTTTTACTTCTAATGAAATTTCATTTTTATCAACAGTAAAATCTCCTCTTTCTATTAAACAATTAATAAGCACAGGACCTATAAAATACTTATTAACACCCTCTCCATAAATATTAACAGTAGAATCATCTAGTCTATATTTGTAATATCCAATTGCTTGAGATACAACATTTTCTAATAATTCTCTTGATATTCCTTTAAATGTTGATATATCTTTTAATGATCCAAATAATGCCATAATATTAAATTTAACCGAAATAAATCATGAGTGGCACATTTAATAATGTATCATTTATAGATTGATTTTCAGTTTGTTTTCTTTCTAATTGAGCTTTTCTACTCATATCTTCAAAGTCAGTTCTTAATCTTTCTCTTAAAGCTGTTTGAGCTTCTCGACCTTTTGATATTAAATCACCACCATTTAATGTTACTTCTGCTCCTGGTACTGGTACACTACTATATTTTCCTCTTATTAATCCTAATAATTCAGAAGCTAGTGCTAGCGTGTACTCATAAATCCATTGTTTTCCTGGATAATTTATTTGATTATATGTTATAATCCCATAAGGAGCATTAGAAGGATTTGTTACTAATCCTTGATTATTTCCGTAAGGACTATTTCCAGTCACACTAGAAAGATCTGATTTTTTAGAATATTCAAAGTATAATATAGTACCATCTACTTCAGGCCTAGGAAAAATCCTAAGTTTATTATTTATTAGCTCAAAACTAAAAGTAGATCTTCTAACATAGTTAGACATTTCTATCTCTTGTATTCTAGCTATATCCCAATAAATAGGAAATAATACGAAGTTTAATCCTGGTGAATAACTTGCCCATCCAAAATTTTCAGAAGCTCCTTGATAATTTATAGAACCTCCTACATAAGGATCATAATACTGATTAATTGCTGGCTGTGATTGGTAATATATCCTATTTAAAACTATTCTATCTGTTTGGGCCATACTAGCAGAGGCTACTGCCCATGCCTGCATATCATATATTTGCTGACCTCCTATTAAATTAATAGATCCAGTATACCATGGAACTGATCCTCCTACACCTGCTTGAACTCCATAAGCATCTGCAAGAGTTACTATAGAATTTAATGAAGGAACTACTACTGTATTATTTAACAATGAAGAAGTAGAAGATCCTTCTAAAGAAAGGTAGTTATCTTTTATTTTAGATTGATATAATTCTTCAGCATATACAGAAACAGCCTCTTCAAAACAAGCGTATATATTTAAATCATTTAATTCAACATCCATTATACCATATCCTAATTTTCTTGTTACAAAATTAGCTACTTTAGGTCCATCAGATTGAAATACAGGATCTAAATCATAAAACCCAAAAGGAGTACTTCCGGATATAATTGTAGGAGTTCCATTATATATACTAGGATTTGCCATTTATTAATCTTGATATTGTTTATATATTTCTAATAATTCTTCTACTATAGGATCTCTATGATTTGTTTTTAAAGTAACAACAGAAAATCCTCTCACAGTAGCAAAATTATTACATAAAAAAGTATAGCCACTAGTTTTTTTATCTTTTAAATCTATTTGTGCGCTATCTCCACATATAATCATTTTAGTACCTTGACAAATTCTACCTAATAGTAATTCCATTTGTCTATGAGTTATATTTTGCGCTTCATCTACTACAACAACACAATTTGTTAAATTTCTTCCTCTCATAAAAGCTAAAGGAATTACCTCAATTCTGCCTTCTGCTATATCTTTTTCTATTTTTTCTTTACCATATAATCGATGCATATTATCATAAATAGCAGCAGTATATGGCGCTAATTTTGCATCTTTATCTCCTGGTAAAAAACCAATATCTTCTCCTGATGTAACTGCTGGCCTTGTTAATATTATTTTTTCTACTTCTTTTCTAAATAATAAATCTAAGGCTACTTGAGCTGCAACTAATGATTTTCCTGATCCTGCTTGACCTCTTACAACAGTTATTTTGCTACTTAGTATTATGTTCTTACACTCTTTCTGTTCCTCATTTAATGATACTAAAAATTTAATAGGGCCTTTTGGCTTTTTAACGGACTGTGTTTGATTTTCTTGATCCATTAGTTGTTTTTATATAAATATGTAGCATATTATTATAAATAAAAAAAGCCCAACAAAAGTTGGGCCTTTAATTTTTATTACTAAAAGTTTGTTTAGATAACGTTAGTATCTGCAACAAGTACTAAACCGTAATATTCATTTCTTACCATGGTCATAGCGTATCTTGTCATGATACCTTTTCTTGGAGTAAAGGTATTTGGATCATAAACAAGAGGAGTCATAATCAATGGAACATAAGGAGAATATACAGCTCCGCACTCTAGGAACTGATTACCACGGAAACCTAAAAGGATCGCGTTTTCAGTCATGTATGGGTTTTTGTACACTTTATAACGGCTATTCAATTGACCAATTTTCTGTACGCCAAATGCATACTTCATTGTATCTGATGCCCCATCAGTATCAGCTGCAAATCCAGGAATAGATTCCAAGATAGTAGCAATAGTTGGAGAAACTACCATAAAGTTAGCACCACCGCGCATTGTTCTTTGGTGAATGATATTAGATACTTTTTGAAGTTTAATACCCAAAGTTTGGAACCAACTCATTTGAGTATAGTAAGCTCCAGCAGTATTAGATACAAAATCAGTACCAGCAGCATTTAATTGCTTACCAATCTGAGCTGACCAATATTCAACTGTAGGAGCGTTAGAAATTAACATATCTAAAACTTCCAAATCAATCTCAAGAGAGATGTGCTCAGAAAGAATACCAGTTAATTCTGCTTCAGCATCAAGAGAATGGTAAGCATTAAGATCTTGTGCAAATTCAGGAGTCCATTGTGCTTTCAACTTACGAGTTTTAGCAGAAATAGTTTGGCTCTTCATACTTACATTGATATCAGGGATAACAATAGAAGCAGTAGAAAGTGCATTAGGTACAGATGGTAAACCAGAACGATCTTCAAAATCACCGCGTGTATTAAAGTCAGTCTTCTTATTATAAGTTACAACATAAGGAGTAAATGCGCCAGTAAGTGCAGGAACTGCTTTATTTATCAAGAAATTAATATATACACCACCAGTACTAGAAGACACAGTTGTAAACTGTTGTAAGTTATCACCAGATAATACAGTAGAACCAGAAGTAAGAATAAAACCTCTAACACCATCTACGTTGAAATCAGATCCAATAGAAGAAGTAGGTACAGAAATTTTAGTAATTGTTTTTGCTGCGATAGAAGCAGAATAGTTAGAATCAAAATCAACATCAACAAATGTAGCTGATGCAGAAAGTGCAGAAGCAGATACAGATGCGCTGAATGAATTCAATGAATAACCAAAACGACCAGCACCATAAAGAGCGCCAGCAGCAGCGTTACCAAAGTTTGCTGTAGGAGTACCGTATAAAGAATCACCAGCAGCAAAAGGATTCTTAGAGTTTCCGTATTGGAAATCCAAATAGAATACTAAACCTGCAGGCAAGTTCATTGGTTGTACAGAAACAAATTCTTTAGCAGCAATTTGTCCAAAAATTTTACGAACCAAAGGAAGAGCAACACCAGCCCACTGCTCACCAGTACCAGGAGTGAAAGTAGCACCACCAGAGTTAAGACCGCCGTTAGTTTGAGAAGCCTCAACAACAAGTTGTTTAGCTTGGCTTTCAAGCATAAGAGCCATGTTATTTTTATCGTACTCATAAAGACCTTCTAAAAGTCCAGATTTTGCCCATTTTTTTGTAAGTCTTTGGGCTACTCCATGTTGACTGGAGAACGCGGTTTGCGCTGACTCGCTAAGTAATGAATTTACTAAATTTGACATTGTTTTTTTATTTTTTAATTTTTAATACCTGCTATTTTTTGCCATCTTGATACAAAAGGATCAGATTCAATAATATTATTATTTTTAATATATCCTCTTGATTGTGATGCAAAACCAATAGACTCTTTTAAAGAAGTTTTTTGTTTAGTATTTAAAGATTCTTTTAGAATTTCATATACATTTTTTGCTTCTTTAGCAGTTGTAGCCTTATCAAAAGACTTTATAACTTTTAATTTTTGAGACTCATTTAAAGATCTTTCTTTGAAAATTTTATTAACATAAAGAAGTTTAGCATTTAAAAGATTTACTTCATTAAGTGTAGAACTAAGTGATTTAATAGTCTTTCTTGCTTCATTAAGTTCTTTATCTTTTGTACTATCTTTTTTAGAAGCTGCATCAATATCTTTTTTATGTTTTTTAAGAAATATACTAAGTGCAGAATACGCAAATTTAGATTTTGATTTAATAAAATCCATAAGTCCTGTATAGCCTTTTTTAATAGCATCTTGAACTTTTTCATTTGTTCCTGCTGCAAGTCCTGCACCAAATAAACCAAATAATTTAATAACAAATTGACCAATTACATTAGCTGCTTCTTGTGATAAACTGTAGCCTCCTACACTATTTAAATTACTAAATGCCTCCCAAACGCTCATTACAGTACTTTCTTCAAGTGTAGCTGCTATTTGGTCTAATTTTTTAGCCGCTTCTTCAGGCGTCATTTCAGTATCATCGCCACCTTCATTTAATTCAGCTAAAATCTCATCTAAATTTAAATCTTCTTGATCAGAATCAGATTCATCTCCACTAAATTCCATACCAGTAGAAGATTTACCACTCATTACAGATTGTAAAATGTCTTTAAGATCACCTAAAGTAATATCAACTACTTTGGTATCATCAGTTGGAGTTTCATCAACTTCATCATCAGTTTCATCTTCATCAGTGTCATCAACTTCTGTATCAGCCTCTTCATCATCAGCATCTTCATCATCAGCTTCAGATAAATAATCAAATGACTCCTCTAAAGATTCTTCTTCTAAAGAATTTAATTCTGCAAGAATTTCATCTAATTCACTGTCTTCCATTAAATTTTCAGATCCTTCTTTTTCCATGTCATAGCCTTCTTCTTCCATACCTTCTTCCATGTCATAGCCTTCTTCAGTGACATCTAGGTCTTCTTCAAGATCTTCTTGTAGATTTAATCTAACTAATTCGTTGATTTTAGGGCCAATAACTTCTTCTAAACTTGCTTTTGCGTTTGCAATCGCGCCAGCTCTAATAGCTTTAGCATCAAGGATTGCTTGTTTGTACAAATTGTTTTCCATTATGTTTTTACTTGATTTTTTAATTGCTTATTGATTAGTATAAGTAAGAAAGCAATATAATATAATTGTATATAGCTCAGTATTATAACTGCAGCATCGATAATAAATATGCAACTTTTTAGTAAATTAAAAAAAAATAAAAAAAATTATTTTATACAACAAACTCCTGATTGTGTACAAATAATATCTGACATTATTTTATTTATTTTAAAATATTTATTTTCTATTTTTCTTTGATAAGACTCATTAATTCCTGATGTTGGTGTCATATATGCTCCAAAAGTTGATGGAGTTGATACAAAATCCCAACAAATTAAATCTAAATCATCTTCTACTTGTACTAAACCTTCACCTATAGGAGTTGTACTTCCCATAGCTCTTGATGAAATACCAATAACAATATTATTTTTAAATAATTCTTTTACAATATTTCCAGAAGGAGTAGGTAGAATTTCAATATCACCATGTAGATCTTTACCTTTCCAATATAATCTTTTAATATTGTGAGATACATTTTTTAAATTAATTACTTGACTTTCTGGATGATCCAGTTCTCCTAAGGCTCTATTCTCTCTTATTGGGCCATTAATATATTTTTCTACTTGTTCAGATAAAGTTCTATATGGATAAATTCTTTTATTTTGATTTGGTTTATCACAAGCTTGTACTAAACCTGATACAATCATATTTCCTTTATTAGAACCATAAGATTCATTTATAGTACTAGTAGGTTTAAATAAAGAATATTCTATTAAAAGTTGTTTTTCCATTTATAATTTTTGAACATTTAATTTTATTCCTTTTACAGCTGCATCTTTTTGTACTTTTCCTGCCTCTGTATCACTTAAATATTGTATATTTCCGGCTGAATCTTTTACCGCTGAATTTTCTTTTTTTAATTTTTTATTTTTTAAAAAATCTTTTAGTTTTCCAATTATTTTATCTTTTTTTTCAGATAAATTTTTTATTTTTCCCATAGCTAAACCACTATCATCTCCTTTAACACTTCCTAAACTAGGTAATTTTGAAAATGCAAGATCTCTTTCTTCTTTAGAGCTAGATTCTTGAGGTCTTAGTGTATTTGCTTGAAAATCTCTATATCCTTCTCCATGATTTAATTCTACTGATACAGTATCATTTACCACATTAGTAACTTCTCCAATACCTATAGGAGTTACAACTTTCATACCTATAGGAAATTTAGCTTGAGTATTATTATGATCATCCATGTGTTCAAAATTCTCCTTTAACGTTTTAGGTTTTCCAGGAGTTTCCATAGCCTTTACTTTTTTATGTTTTTTTGGAGTTTGAGTAAATTCTTTCACTCCTTTTGGCATTCCTTTTTTATTTTCTTTAGTAGAATCTTTAGTATTAGATTTTTGATCATTAAAACCTTTTACTTTTTTCATTCCATTATTTTCATCTACAAAATTATCTTTTTTAACAAATGTCATTTGCATATTAGCATCATACTTAGATACTTTAGGATCAATAGTACTATATGCTTTAGGATCATTAAATAATTTTTTTGCTACTTTTGCTTTTGTTTTTTCTAAAACTTCATTATTAAATATAGGTTGTTTTGCTAACTCTATTTCCATTCCTATTTTAAATAAATGAGGATTTACCCTGTCAATCATTTGGTATACAGTTAATTGATGGGCTTCATTAATAAGTCTTTTTCCTTTTAATATAGTTACTGCATCATTAAACGAAGTTACTGGGCTAATCCATTGTGAAAAGTTCCTACGAGCTTCTTTTATAAAATGATCTTTTGACACAGTTCCTTGTTTAAATTGCTCGTATAATTTAGTTATATTCATACAGTATTTTTATTTTAATTTTTTAGATTTTTTATATAACTCTCTAGTCAATTCTTTTATATTAAATATAGCATTTTCTGTGTATTTTCTATATTTTAATCCATTATTTTGTTCTGATAGTTCTTCTTTTAACCTATCCATATACTCAAATATCTTATTAATTTCTAAAACTTTTCTTTTTACTTCTTTTACTGCTTGATGAAACTGTTCTGGCGCTTTTCTTGTCTTTGTTTCATTTTTAAATCTAGAGTAATTCTCTTCTAGTTCTTCTAATTTTTCTTCATTAACATCCCAAAGATCTTTAAATTGAAACCCGCCTTTATCTTTAGTATGTCCAGGTCTAAAGTTTTTTATTTCTTTATATCCTGAATATTTATCTTCATTTTTTTTAGTAGTTGCTTTAGTTGCTTTAGGTAAATATCCCTCACCACTTCCTGTTACGGACTCTTCTTCTAATTCCTCTTCTTCTTCACGTAATTTTTGTGTAGCAAATTGATTATTGTAGGATTTCATTTTATTAATTTTATTTGCTCAATTAAATCTATATATTGCAAAACAGACTCAATAGTTTCGTCTTTTACAAACTGATTTTTATTTATTGGTTTTATTAATTTAATAGTCTCAGTCAGTTTTATTTTTGTTACTTGATCTTCTATAGACTCTTTTAAAAAACCAAGCTCTATTTTTATATTACTTATTGTTTTATTAATATATTCTTTTAGATTTTCAGTCTCAGAAATATTATTAATATATTCTTTTAACACGTTTTTTTGTCTATCTGATAGGTTTTTATATCTATCATTAAACTTTTCTACCATTATTTTATATGCTAAAATCCTTATTTCTTTATCTTCTTTTACAAAATCCTCTATTATACTATCAGATTTTTTATTATCATTATTATTAGTACAAACACATTCTAATAAAGTTAATTTATTTTTTAAAATAAAATTAGTGTTTATAGACTTGTTATATATTGATTCAAATATATTATAAATAGAGGCATAAGTTTTATAATTATTAATTTTTGCTTTAAAAAAATTATCTATATTATAATTACTTTTAATTTCTTTAATTAAATTATATTTTAATTTATTTAATACTTCTTGATTTAATTTTTTTCTTTCATCAATGATAGTAGAAATTAGCATTTCTGCCTTTGATTCACTTAATTTATCTTTTACATTAAAAGAAGTATATAGAGAATACTCTTTTCCTAGATCTGTATTATTAAAATATTTTTTTAATAATTTTACAGCTTTAGAATCTTTATTTTCTAATAAATCAGAAGTAGTTTGTCTTACTAATAATTCAAATAAAATACCAGTATTGCGATATTTGCTATGCTTTATTGTCATTAGTTAATTATAAATGTACTATTAATAAATATATTAAGATCTGTATTATTAAATATCTAATATATTATTTTCATCTAGCAAATTAGGATTTTCATATAACTTAGTTTTTCTACCTTTAGTATTCATTTTTGATAGCATATTTTTATTTCTTAGTAATTCTTGCATAGTACTTTCTAATGCTAATGGACTACCTCCTTTAAAATTTAATTTCATATCATCTTCACCAGTTTCAGTTTTTGATTTCAATTCTTTACTTCCCATAGAGTCTCTACCAAAAACACTTTTATCTGTGCCTTTTATTGATGCATATTTATGAGGTCTTCCTGGATTATGATGCATTTCATCAGGATTTTTTTCATTATATCCTACTGGTAAATCTAGATCTAGTCTTTGTTGGCCTGTTTTTCCTCCATATAAACTCGCTAATTGATGCGGAGTTCCAAAAGTAATTCCAGTATCATATGGATCATTACCTTCTTCTTTAATTTGAGTATATCTAAATGCTCTTTTTTGATCTTCTAATACCATATCTTCTAATTCTGAATATTGATCTTCAGAGAAATGGAATATTTTATCATAGATATAATCTCTTGGTAATAATTGGCCATCCATAGCATTTTTAGCTAAGTCAATTTTTTCTTTAAATAAAGCAATTCTTTCTTGATCGTAAATAATTGACGGATTTGTTAAAGATAATGTAAAATTAGCTGCAGAAGAATCAGTATATCCATGAGCATATAAATGAACTAATGCTATTTTAGTTAATTCAGAAACTACAATTCTTTGAATTCTTTCTACAGTTCTAGCAAATCTAATATCTTCTGCTGCCAAAGTAGCCTTTCCAGTTAAATCTTTTTCATAACCCATGAAAGCTTTTGGTATTTTTAAAGCTGCAAATAATTTTTCTCTAAAATATTGTACATCTTCTATACCATTATATTCTAATCCTTTTGCTGTATCTATTCTAGTAGATTGGTCATTTCCTCTTACCGGTATGAACATATCCTCAAGCATATTTTGCATATTATACTTAAGATTATATTGTCCTGTACTAGGATCCATTAAAGGAGTTTTTTTCATTTTATTTATCATCCTTTGCATAAAGTTTTCTACTTCTGCAGGAGGAATAGCTCCAATATTTACATAAAAAACTCTTTTTTCGGGAGCTCTAACAATTCTATGTATTAACATCGCATCTTCAATTAATACATATTGTTTAAATAATTTTCTAGCAGGTTCTAAATACGATCTTCCATAAGGTAAATAATTAACGTCTCCTGTTAATCTAAAATGCGCCATTTCATAATTATCAAAATAAACGCCTCCTTTATTAGCGCTATTCATAGAATATGCTGAATTAGCTACTATTGCTGCATTAGGGTCAAATCTAAATCTGACCTCATTCATATTTTCTTTATTATATCCTTCTTCTCTTACAATATTATACGCAGAAAATGGTATTACATTATAAACTCCAAAATCTTCGGCTACTTCTAATTTTAAATAAAAGTCACCATATTTACACATATTTCTTATCCAAGACCATAAATTAAATTCAATATTTAATACTGAATAAAATAAGTTATAAAGTAATTTTTGTATATTTTCATCAGAAGATCTAATTTGTAATACTTCAGATTGTTCTGATTTTAAAGTACATTCATCAGATAAAATATCTAAAGCAGATGCAATAATAGCATCTGTATCCATAGCATCATAATCTGCGTATATTTGAACTCTTGCGGATTGATAATTTTGCGCTAAATTAAGATTAACTCCATAAGCGGTAGAAGTAGTATATACTTTATTAAATCTATCAATAAGACTGTTTGTTTGTATTACACCTGAGGTCTGTATAGCTTGAGTATCTATAACTTTTATTTGATCTCCTCCTTGATTTCTAATAATAACATCAGTAGAAAATAGTCTACGTAAAACTGAAAATAGGTTTTCTTGCGTTTTTTTATTTTGTTGCTCCATATTTTTTATTTAAATTTTAAATAAGCCAAGAAATGTCTTGATGTTCTGCTCCATTAGATGTTTGAATTTCCATACTCCAAGGATTTTGTGCATAAATATCTCTACTTGTATAATTATTTACATAATTAGACGGATTAGTTTTAGATATGTTATTTATACCAGATGCCGTTAAGCTATCCATTGTTTTTTTAAATCTTAAAGATGTATCTCTTAAGTATAATCCAATAGCAAAACTCATTACTAGATCGTCATTATAACCTTGCATAGCTTGCTGTTTATTATTTTTCCAAACAAACACTCTTAATTCTTCTAATAATCTAATTGATCTTATTGTAACTACTTTATTTTCTACAAAATCTCTCATTCTTTCTAATATAAGAGGTCTTGATTTTTGTGTAGTACTAAATCCGGGAACTAATCCAGAATTACGATCAAAAGTATCCATATATTTTTCAAAATCTCCAGTAGATTCTGCTTTATATCCATAATAAAGATTTGTATATCCAGATTCTATAATTGATTGTACTACGTCCCAACCTATATTTGCATTTTCTACAATTAATAATGCTGTATTATATTCTGTAGAAATACTTAATAATATTCTAGCAAAATCTCTAGTATCTATTTGCGCTTTATATTCAGCAACTTGGTATATTGTTTCTGTATCTATAACATGGAATGTAGAATAATCAGATCCATCGCCTCTAGCAACGTCAGCAACAACTATATAACTTTTTAAGGGATCTGGATATTCCCAAATCCATAAATTTTTATCAATTCCCCTTCTTTCTATTGGTTCACAGACTGTATTTAACTCAAACCAAGAAAGAATTTCTGGGTCTACTACACTATTACCTGATGTTGCAAAATCACAATCACATTCTTGAGCAGCATTTCTTACTCCTAATTCTTTTGTTTGAGCATCTCTCCATGATTGATCTCTTTCAGGATGAACTGTCCAAGGGAGAGATATAGGAATAAATTTATTTTCTTTTTTTTGTCCTTTTGTATAAGTTTTATGAAACCAATTACCAATACCATTAGGAGTAGATAGCGCTATACACCTACCACCTGTAGCAAGAGTTTGTTGAGCGGCCGTAAAAATCTCATCTATACGATCAATAAATGCAGCTTCATCAATAACAAGTAAAGATACTGATTCTGAACGAGTTGAATCTCCTGCAGCAGAAACTGCTTTAATTTGAGATCCATTAACTAACTTTAAACTAAGTCTATTATCTTCAAGATCTCCTATTTTTAACCAAGTAGGTAAATTTTGATAAGCAAATCTAACTTTAGTAACCATATTCTTAGCAGTAGATTGGGTTGTTGCTACTACAAGAACGTTTTTATCTTTATTAAATAGCATCAACCATAGTGAATATGCCGAGACTAATGTAGATATTCCTAACTGCCTAGATTTATTTATTATACAATACTCATTTTTTTCATATAATCTTAATACAGCTTCTTGAAATGGGTATAAATCAAAAAGCATCCTACTTTTTACAGGATGCTGTATCATATAATATTTTCTCATAAAGTATACAGGATCTTTTGCGCACTTTATGAATTCTTCTTTTATCCTATCTCTAATTTCTTGTTTTGATTCACTCATTATTTAATAATATATACTATAGTACCTATACTAAAAGCTAAACCTCCAATTATATTATTAATTTTTATTTTAGTTTTTATTTTACTATTTTCTTTTTGTAAAATATTATATTGATCTTTATATAAAGTATTTTTATATTGTTCTAATTTTATTTGAGACATATAATTTGATTCTTTTATATAAAAAATTCTTATTATACTATCTTTAACTATTACTTTAGATTCTGTAAGATTTAATTTTTGTTCAGTTAATTTTAATAAAGCTACAGAAGAATCTAATTTAATTAAATCTTTTGCTATATTTTTTGCAGCATAATATGGTATCTGGATAGTACTAGTATCCGTAGCGCTTTGAGAAAAAGCTGTCAAGCTGAGTAGTAGTATACTTATTAATGTCAGAAATTTTTTCATGGTAATATTCTTTTATAATTATAGTTTTATTTGATACTCCATCTATTTCACTATCTAATTTATTTATTTTTAAATTTTCTAATAATATTAAACTATCAAATTGTTTTTGTTTTACTTCTAAATTTTTAGATATAGTGTTTATACTGTCTATTTTAGTATTTATACCTATTGTAGCTGTATTTACACTTCTGCAAGTAATAAAATACAATATAACAAATATAATTGTAATAAATAATACTTTCTTTATAGTATGGCTATATTTTTTAATCATTTTTTACTGGTAATATTGTGGCTTGTAAAAATTTTTTGGGATAAACGCCAAATCTACAATATTGAACTTCCATTTGATTATTATGACGTCTATATGTAGCAAATAGGCGGGGTTCATATTCTCCAAAAGGGATTGTTTCATCTGTAAAATATTGATTGCTTATTAATTTAAATTCTTTAGGATTATTTTTATTTTCAGTTTTTTCTAATACTAGATTCCCAAAATAAATAGCTTTTATTCTATTTTCTCCATAAGTATCGCCTATTCCATAAACTGTTTGATGTTTTAATACAGGATCTAATATTGCTCTAGTATATTTTTCTTTAGGCGTAAATTTAGTAGTGATTAATTTTACATCTGATACAAATTTGCTAACTTCTTCATGCTGTATTATTTTAGAAAATCCACAATATTGTTGAGCTGCTGGATAATCTTTATGTTGAATATAAAAAGATTTATCACCTAAAAACTCAAAATCAGCGGGTTTATTTCCTGGTATTTTTCTTATTCCTTTAATATTTTTATAAATTGTGGCATTAGTATTATTTATATCATTTTCACTTACAATAATATCTATAGGTTCACCAAAATCTTCAATAAAATTATTAATATATTCTAATTGGATTTTTTCTATTTTTTCACCTGCTATTTTATTGCCTGCTAACACTATATCTCTGATAGTTCCTTTATATGGAAAAATAAATTTATAAAATTTTGAACTTGTATTTTCATCAGTTTTAGGGCCTATAACTTGTATATCGTTTATATCTACTTCTAATGATTTAGATATTGTCTCTTTAAATTCATCATTACTTATATTAGTAATATTTTTTATTCTTTTTGGGTCACTATGGGTATCTAATTTTAAATCTGATCCTTGACTAGATATTATTTTATTTATTATATCATTATTTGATATCTCTTTTATGAGATATTCTAATATCAATCTTTCCGTTAATGGCTTTTCACCAGGAGATGTTGTTTCTTCTTCAGAACTAGTTTCTTCTGCTCCTGTAGTTCCTTCTTCTGATTCCTCTTCTGATCTAGTACCTTCTTCTGCTCCTTCTGGACCTTGTGTTACTAAAGGAGCCCCATATTGTAATAATTTAGAAATAGCTAACATACACCTCTCTTTTTCTCCTATTTCTAATAAGTAATATCTTTTTCCTCCTATACTAGCTTCATAAGCATTTTTTAAATATGTTAAAAAAAAGTATCTTTTATTATGTAATACTACTCTAAATGTTGTGGGTTTAGGCGCCATTACATATATACCATCTAAATATTCTTTAAATGATGGAGTCATTAGTTCTTCTAATAAAGAATTTAAAGACGCATACTTTTTTAAAATAAATCCCATAGGGTCTTCTTCAAAAGTAGATTTTTTATTTTCTTCTTCATTTAAAATAATATATTTTAATATGTCTATATCTTTTATTTTCATTTAATTAAACTATAATATTTTTTAAATTCTTTTATCCTTTCTGAAAGCCCATTAGTACCACCGTTAACTTTTTTAGTTATTTTAGTTACTACATCATCGGTAGGTCCTAAATCAGCTATAAGATGTAATTTATTACTATAAAAAAACCAAGCAGCTGATGCTAAAGGATATTTAGTAGCTACTAAATCAGGATTATTAACACAATTTTCTCCTATTGAATTAGAAAAATTTGTATAATTAATTTTACCTGTTAATTGTATATATCCTCTACCTCTATAAAAATAACCATCATTTGTATTAGTATTCCCCATCCTATTAGAATATACTAAATTAGCTATTTTCTGTGGATTTTTTTCGTATAACTTAGCCATTCCTATAGTAGGAAAATACTTTCTAAATGTATTAATTAATCCTTCAGCAGAATAATTTAAGTTTTCAGTTACTATTTTAAAATTTCCAGATTCATGACTACATTGAGCTAAAAAATGTGAAAGTCTTAACTGGCTATTTATTTCGTATTTATTTATAATAATTGGTAATTGATTATATACAAATTCTGGTAAACTACCAATTAATTTACTTTTATCCATATTTTATTTTTTTGATTTTTTAGCTGCTGATTTCCACATAGCTGCAGCTGCTACTTTTTTACCAATTTCTTTTGATCCGTACTCTTTTTCAGCGGCTTTTTCTATTTTTTCAAATCCTTTACCTTTTTTTCCAATATCTTTACCTGCGCTTGCTTTTTTTGCAATAGTAGATTTTTGTTTTTTAGATAATCCTGAAGATGCTTTTTTCTTTCTAGCTTCTTGTAAATATTCTATATCTATTTTATCATCAGTAATTTCTTCTGTATCTTCTATATGAAATCCTTTATTTGCTTGATCTATATAATTTTCAGAATTAGTTATATGATCTTGAATCCATGCAGGTAAATTAACTTCTTCTTCACCTATTTTATTCATTAATTCATTAGCATTATTTATTATGTTTTTTAAACTAGAATGAGCCATGAAAACTTCATGATCTTCTTTAATAATTCCAGCTATTTTTTGTAGTTTTGCTACTTCATTTAATAATGATCTCATTTTATTTATTTTTATTTATTTCTTTTGCTGCTTTTACTGCTTTTTTATAAGCTTTTGATCCTTTTTTTGCTGGTGCTTCACCTCTTTCTCTTTTAGCTCTTATATTTGCCCATAAACCTTGAAGTTTTTTCTTCTTTCTTACTTCATTTATTTTTTGTGGTGTTGTTTTATATTCAGCAGCAAGTACAGAATCTACTTTTTTAATTTCTTTAAGTACTTCATCGTATCTACTATCATCCCAAGGTTTAAATGGTGCTGGATCTATTTTAACACTCACATTAAGTACGTGTCTAGTAGATATAACAGTTTTTTCTCCTGTAGTTTTAATAATCTCTACAATAGTTATTCCTTTAATAGCTCTAATATCTGATAATATATCAGTTACTGATCTATCACCTTCAGTATTCAATACTAATTTAATTTCTACTTGATATACATTAAGATTATGAGATTCTTTAATTAAGTCAATTAATTTAATCATTTTATTTTATTTTACCATGCTTTACATGACCAATAATTTGCTTTCCACCTAGGACCAGGATTAGTATCACAATGATGTCTTGCTCTATAACTTTTTCTATGTTTAGGTAAATATTTTTTTATTTTCATATTTGGATCTCCAAAATTTACCTTAACTATATTACCTTTATCATTTTTTACATATACGGATCTTTTTTTAGGTCCATTAGGAGTATAAAAAGGTTTTCCTAATTTTACTTTACGTCCTTTATATTCAGCTTCTTCTAATGGTTTATTCCAACACTCAATTATATATTCAGCTAAACATTGTGGACAAAATTCACCTTTATTAAATTCTTCCATGTTAATGTAAGTTTTTAAGTTTATATCTAGTAGATTCTATAAGAGCTACTACATTATCAACTTCATTTTGAATATAAGAATCTTGAGGTATTGATGTTCTTTTTGTTTCTACATATTTACAAAGAGCATCAAAATACATAATTGGATTACCGTCTTCTTTAATTTGGCTTCCCATATTATACCCTCTTAATATACCGTATCGCCCTTGAAAACTTTCAACTAAAGTATCCACTAATTCAACTATTTCTTCATAATAAGCCTGTAAAGCTACATGTTGAGCATAAGAATCAGTTTGTAAATGATATACATGCGCCTGATTACGAGACTGCATTAAAGTTCCTATAAAAGATGCGTATTGTTCCATTATTTATTTTTTATTAGATAGCTTACTATGCTTTCTTTTATTGTTTTTTTGTTTTTATTTTTTTTTGCTTTATTAAATTTATCTGCTGTAGTGATTTTTGTTTTTGGCTCTGCTGGTGGTTTTAATACGGTTGATCTAGTAGGTTTTACTTGAGTAGGCTTAGTTTCAGTAGGTTTTACTTGAGTAGGCTTAGTTTCAGTAGGTTTTACTTGAGTAGGCTTAGTTTCAGTAGTCTTTGAATCTATTGTTTTTTTAGCAACGTCTTTTACAAATTTTGGGATATAAGGATTATTTTCATTTTCTTCAAAATCTTTTTGAAGTTTTTTCATATAATCTTTTTGTGTTTCAATATAATCTTTAGATCCTTCTTTTTTATCAGTATTTTTTTTAGGATCTTCTTTTTTTTCTGGCCCTACTATATATTTTTTATTCGCCTTTTCAAATTTTTCTAATTCAGTTTTATATTTTTTTAAATTAATTTTTAAATTTTTAGGAATTTGATCTTTTTCAATCATCTCATCTATATCAGAAATAAATGAGGTAAATTCTTTATCTAAATTTTTAATTTTTTCATTTACTGTTGATGATTTTGCTACATCAGAAGCACCTTTAAAAGCAGATCCAATTGATTTTCCAAAATCTTTTGCTCCTGTAAAAGCTCCTTTAGCACTAGCACTTATATTACTTAAAAATCCCTCTTCTACTTTTTCTTTTTCTTTTTTATTTTTTTTAGATTTACTTATTTTTTTTAAAGTTTCTAAATAATTATTTATTTTTTCTGTTAAATTTGCTATTTGTTCTTTAATTTCAGAATTAGTAGGATCTTCTTTAAGCACCCCAGTATTTTCTTCTCTTATTTTTTCAAGTTCAGTAATAGCTTTTTTTAATTTTCCTTCTACTTGTATTTTTTTTTCTTCTAATTTTTCTTCTTCTTGAATATGAATCTCATATAAATCTTCAGCTACTTTATTTGCTATATTTTCATCTGTAAAAATACCATGTACTTTTTCAGGTACTATTTCATGACCTGCACCAATCCCTAAAAGAGGATCAATAGGTTTTACTAAAGAAGTTAATTCACATCCTGAGTACGGTTTTTGTACTACAAACACAGTGTTTATAGATCCATCAATATTTTTTTTCGTGTTATTTTCTACAGACATTATAATAATTTTTATTAATAAATATCTGTATTTTTTACTTTTTGTATTTGTTCTTTTATTTCACTATACATTTTTAATTTATCTCCATTTGACCAATTTTCTATATCTCCAGCTTCTGTTACAAAAGTATCTTTTTGATTTACCCAAGATTCTAAAGCTTGTTCAAATTCATAAAGACTTGCATCTCTATTTAATTTTAATTGATTTTTTTCATAACTTTCCCAATTGCCAGATCTTTTTATTTCATCTTCTTTCTTTAAAACACAATCAAAACAAATACTATGTATATTATACATTTTTTTATTTATATCATTTATTTTCATTGGTTTATTACAATTAGGACAGCATAAAGGTAGAATAGATAAAGATTTTATTCTATCTAATTTAGTAATAGTTTGTTTAATTCCGTTTTTAATTGTCCAATTTCTACCATCTTCTTGCCAAATATCCCCTTCTTTATAATCTTTATTACTTTTTTCATATCCTGATAATATTTGAGTCTTATCTCCAGTTTTACCTGTGATAATATTTCTCATTCTATTTACATCTTTTGATGAAAACTCTTTTTTCATAGAACTTTGTTCTTTCATAAACTTATTATTTTATTTTTTCTAATATTTTTTTTAGTATTTTTTTATTTTCATAAATAACTTCATTTTCTTTTCCATAGTTTCTTAATAAAATTCCTGCTTTAGCATTTGCTTCATTTTCTATATCTGAACCTGTTTCTCCTGAAATCTGTTTAATTCTACCATTTTCATTTTGCCAATGATGAGTTAACTCATGAGATAGAGTCCTTAAAAAGTCTGCTAAATTTCTATCTCCAAAATAAACTATTATTGATTTATTTACAGGATTATAAGAACCAAAACTTTTATTATTTTTTACCCAATTTTTATCATTTATAATAGTTATTTTAGGTAATTTATTTATTCCTAGATCTTTTTTACATTTAATAATAAAATCTTTTATTATTTTTTCTTTTGTTAAATCATTAAAATTAATATCTTCTTTTAAATATTTTTTTATTTCTAATAAAGAATTTACTTTATTAATAGAAGCTTGTTTTTTATCTCCTTTAGGTGTATTAATTTCTCCACTTTTTATAGATACCATTGAATTAAAAATACCTTTAATTCTATTTTTAGACCTTTGATTTTTTATTTTAGATTTTAAATCTTCTAATAGTTCTTCAAAAGATCCATCTATTCTATAATTTTTAAATAATTTTTTTATATTTTGCCAATTAGTAGTTTTCCAAACTTCAGTTCTATCTATCTCTTTAAAATCTTTTAATGTAACAATTCTTAAAGTTAATCCTGAACTAGATAAATTAAATTCATATTCTTGATCTTTTTGCAATTCTGGAATATTATTTATACCTAAATTTTTAAAAATTGTTTTTGGATACTCTTCTAAACAAGCTATTTTAGCTAAACCTAATAATAATCCTTGTATTTCTGCCGGATAATCTAAGAATTCTTTTTTAAATTCTAATTCTTCTGAACTAATTGAAATAATATTATCTATTTGCACGTATTGATTATCTAATCCTAATATAGGATATAATATAGTAATTATTTCTCCTGTATTTAACAGTTTTTTACCTTTATATTTTACACTTTTAAAAGGTATTATTATATTATCTGGTAATTCCGATAAATACTTTGCTAATTCTAATTTTACATTTTTTTTATTATCAGATTCTAAATGCACTATTAAATCTATATCTCCAAAATCTTCTTTATCACTAGTATTATATGATCCAGATATTTTAGCACTTTTAAATAAAGAGAATTTTTTTAATACTTTATTAATATAATCATTAGTCGTATTTGATACATCTGATCTTTTTATTCTATTTCCTCCAGCAGATCCTGACATATTTTTTATTTTTTATAAGTAATTAATTTTGAAATATCAGGTAAAAATTTTCCTTTTAATCCTAATCTATCTTGATTATCTATCCAATATTTTTGTAAATTATCAGGAATATCTGCTCTAGTAGAATCTAATATTTTAAGATATCTATCTATAATACTATTATATTCTTCAGTAGATAAGTGTTCTTTTATGTATTTTTCTAATTTAAAATAATCATCTAAAATATCTTGATCTATATTAAACCCATATAATTTATTTAATAAAGCAATTGCTTCTTTAGGATTAGAGGCTTCTTTTTCTCCTGTTTCTTTATCAATTACTCCAGTAGAATGTCCAAAAGATTTACCTTTATTAGAAAATAAAGATAGCATTAACTGCGTACGGTGTAATCCTTTTACATTTCCTTCATAGGATTGTGAATAATAACTAAAACGTAACCATTCAGGATTACCTACATTGATATCAGTTTGAACAGCTTTACCTATTTTTTCACCATCAGGTCCGTATTGAGGAACAGCACAGAATATAGAACCAGCACCAGATGCTTTAAGATCTACCTCAACGTCAGGTAATGAATCATTAATTTTATCCCCAATTAACACAATCATCGAGCGTAACTGGAGTTTTTCAGGAGATGCTGTTCTGGCTTTTTTAGTAAATTGTGCTAAAAACTCATTGTATTTGTTTTCATCTACACCCCAACCTTTAAAATCAGGCTTACCACCAGGGAATATATTTTTAATATCATATGATAAATCAATATCACCCGATACATTTTTCTTACCGGCTGATCCTAATTTTTCAAATGATTTAAATGTAGAGGCTTTTGCAGGGAATATTTTAGATAGTTGATCTACAAATTTTTCAATTGTAGGTTCAATATTATCTTTTTCAATTGATTCTGTAGTGCCAAATACATTACCTCCTTCTAATATTAATTTTCTAATTAATGTTCTTAAAATAGCTCTTTCTTGTATTATTTTTGATATACTATTATTATCTAATATATTCATAAAATCAGACACTTTAACATTTGAAGGAATTAATTTTTTTATTTCTTTTTCATCATTATCTATTATAGCTTTTCTAAGTTTAGTAGCACTAATAATTTCATTAGAATCTTCTAAACTACCAGCATCAAATATTTTTACATTTTTATATTTAGATAATCTTAAATACCTATTTTCATCTTGTTTACCATAAATTGCATAACATTCTTTATCTTGATTATTTTCTATAAAATCATATACCTCTTTAACAGGAGATATATTAGCTATTTTAATTTCTATCTTTGATTGATCTATATTTTTTAAATATAACTCCCAAATTTTTTTACTTTGATTAGAATCTATTCCTTCATGTATTTTAGGAGAGATAAAAATTATTAATTTATCCGGATTAACTTCATTAATTATTTTTTTAACTACTTCTAAATGCCCTTTATGTGGTGGTTTAAATTTACCTGGGTATAGTGCTACTTTTTCCATAACTATAAATATTATTCTATATTTATATTTCTTAAAGTTTTTCTAATTTCTTGCATATACTCATTTGCTATTTCCACTCTTTCCAAAAGATTTTTTACATCTTCTTCATTTCTATTTAATCTAAAAATAAACATATTATAATTACTATGCACTCTAGGATCAAAACTTATAAAATCACACCAATCAGATTTAGCGCATATTATATTAGATAAACATTGATAGTAATAATTAGGTGCTATTTTTTTAAAATCGTCATTAGTTTTTATCATCCCGTGTTTAAAATGATTAGTAGAATTATAAGGACATTTTACTTCTATAATTCCATCAGGTAAAACTAATCCATCAGGAGATCCTCCATAATAATCTGAATATTGAATAAAACTAGCTTTATCTACTTTAGTAGATTTTATTCTTTCATAAAAAGATACCGCCGTATCTTCTAAATCAATACCCCATTTTAAAGATGCTATACCAGAACTACTCATAGAATCTGTATGGCCACCAAGTTCTTCAGCTACTTTAGTTAGTAGATAAGTTTTAGCTGTTTCACTTAAATTATTTCCTTTAGTTTTCCCTTCTCCTATTATTTTATATATTTCAGAACTAGTTATTTTTCCTTTTCTAGAAGAAAACCACTCATCAGATCTTTGTTCGATTATTATTTCTGATGATCCTGTTATTCCTGTTATTATAAATTCTGTCATATTCCTATTTTATATTTAAATAAATTCTCAAAAGTTAATTGAGAAGACGATTGGAGCAATTCTAACATTTTATTAAATCCTAAAGATGAAGGGTCTTTTTCTTTTAAATTTACTAAATATACGTCTTTTCCTAATTTCATAAGTTGTTCAGCATTATCTAAAGACTCCCTAATTGCATCTTTATCTAAAGCAAGATATATAGTTTTTACTTTATTTGTAGCTATTTTTAACATTACAGATCTAGGTATAGTTTTTCCAAATAAAGGAATAGCATTTCTTTTTATTGCTATAGCATCAAAGACCCCCTCGCATAATATAATTGGAACATCCCAATTTATAGTATTCTCAAAACCTATAACTTCAGTTCTATTACATTTAGGAGCATCATATTTTTGAAAAGCATCTTCATAAATAGATCTAGCAATAAAATAGTTTAATGCAAATTTTTCATTATAAGAAGGAATTATTATTCTATCTTTATATTTTCCACTATCACAATACCCAATATTGTATTTTACAATATCTTCTATAGATAATCCTCTTTTTAATAAATATGTCATAGCTTGCTTAAATTCTATAGTATCATTTTTATATTTTAAAGGTATATATTCTTTAGGTAAAAATACTTGATTATCTTCATTTTCTATTTTTATATTACTACTATCTTTAAAATACTTTGCTAATTCAGTAATATAAGATCTATCTATATTGAGTTTTTTAAATATATTTACTGGGTTCTTACCTTTTGTAGGTGGGTGGCACGTCCAACAATTATACTTGCCACTAACTATATTAATAACTAATTTAGGTTTTTTATGTTTGCAAAAAGGACAATTAAACATATAATCATCATTTTTATATCCTATGCCTTTTCCTAATTGATCTTCAAGTAGTCCTAGTATA